GGGATCACATTAACTTTGATGCAAAGCGTGTTGATTTAACACAAAGTAAACGTGGTGCTGACGTACACTTACCTATACCTGATGACCTACTTACTATGCTCAAACAACAGAGCCAAGACTTTGGGTTTCAAGATTATGTAGCACCAAAGACTAAACCAGTGGCAGGTGCATATGTACCTTACCCAATTGACCACATTGATACAGCTATCAACGAAGTCAAACAAGAAGCAGGGCTACCCAAAGAAATAACTGCTATGGATCTACGCAGGACTGCTATCACTGAGATGGTAGAGGGTGACGCTGACCTAGCTCAGATCATGCAAGTCAGTGGTCACAGGAATCCTGAGTCAGTCAAGCCATACCTAGTCAACACATTTAGTGGTGCAAGTAATGCGTTAGCTAAGAGGAATAAGACATGAATGTAAACATTAAGAACTACCTGGAGTCGCTTGATCTAAAAGAAGAATACAGACACAGAGGTGACTGCCCTAAGTGTAAAGGTAAGAACACATTCACTGCTATACGAGATGGTAGTGCGCTGCTCTACAACTGTTATAAGCTTGACTGTAGTACCAAAGGTGTAGTGTCATCAGGCATGACAGCTTATGAAATACAGCGTAGGATAAACCCTCAAGATGAACCTGAGTCAGAGCACGAGACATTCACTTGGCCTGAATATATAGTCAAGCCTACTGCAGAGCACAAGCATCACGAAAGGTTTATAGGTAGGTGGGGCTTGTATGGTGAAGACTTGATGTATGATGTGATGGACTCACGAGTAGTCTTTCCTATCTATGATAGAGGCAGACTTGTAGGTGCGATAGGTAGATGTACATCTTACTCAGGTCAGGTTAAGTGGAAGCGTTACGATAGGACACCCACTGTATTCACTCGTGTTGTAGGTAAACCTAATGGTGTAGTGATAGTAGTTGAGGATGTTATTAGTGCTACCGTAGCAGCTAAACTATTTCCTGGTTTGACAGGTTTGGCTATACTTGGTACGTCATTCAGTGTGTCTAATATGCAACACTTAGATAATTTTTATAAGGTTATTGTAGCATTAGACCCTGATGCTGCATATAAAACACTAGAGTACAAGAGAGAGATAGAGGCTTACACAGGGTTAGAGACTATAGCGTTGAGACTCTATGATGATATTAAATATAAAGTAGATGCAGACATAGCCAAGCTAGAGGAAATCCTATGAATAAAGAGGAGCAGCTAAAGCTATTTGATTTTGATGAAGATGAGCAAGTATATAATGATGGGCTTGAGTGTAACAAGTGTGGAGTATGTCAGCCCTACTCTAATTTCACTAGCATAGTATATGCGTCAGGAGTTATTGAATATAAAAGAATATGTAAGTCTTGTATCAAGGGACACTCAGCAGTAATCAAAACACTTAAGAGTCAGAATGCTTATCCTGATAAGGACTACTGCTGTCCTATATGTAATAGAGATATAACAATACTAGGGAGGAAGAAACAAAAGAAGTTAAAGTCATGGGTGCTAGATCATTGCCACGACACCAACACATTTAGAGGGTGGTTGTGTCATCATTGCAACACTGGTTTAGGATCATTCAACGACAGCCTAGAAAGACTAGAAGAAGCTGTTAAATATATTAAGAAACATAAGGAGATAAACTAATGCAACCAAAGAATGTACCATGCCATATCCGTATAAAGGTAGAGCCAACACAACAGCAGAGAGGTAGAGCCTGTCGGCTACACGGCAAAGACTTCAAAAGTATAGCTGATGCAGCGAGACACTTTAATGTGAATTACTCGTGGGCAGCAGAGCAAGTTAATAGAGGGATGAACACAGAGAACTTCCCTAAGAAGTATAGGAGGAATTATGAAGAAAACAGCAATAATAGATGATCGTGTACCGTTAGGTAAAGTATATGTTGACCTGACAGTAGACGAAGTGTTAGAGGCATGTAAGAGGTATGCCTCAGATAAAGCTTTTGATGAAGAGTTAGATAAGGTTTATAATAAGAATAAAAGTTTTGATTGAGAGAGGAGACAAACATGATGGAACTAGCATTGATCCGCACTATGTTGGACAAAGAGTTCTACGATAATCACAAGGGTATACGTTGCCCTGATAAGATATTCAGTAAGGATGCACGTAAGATTAAACAGACTTTAGATTATGCTATGAATACATATGATAAAAGTCTTTCTCCTTCTGAGTTAGAAGCTTTGTTCTTAGCTAATAACAACAGTATGACTACTGCTAACAAGCAAGTGTACAGTGAATTGTTTCGTAAGGTAGCTAGAGAAAACCCTTTATCTAAAGAGATAGCTGATGATGTATTGTCTAAGCTGTTCCAACAAGTAGTAGGTGAAGAGATTGCTAACCTTGGGTTTGATTATGTTAATGGTACAGAGTCTAGCCTAGAGCCACTACGTAAGTTACTAACTAATTATCAAGATGACTTTATGCCTAACCTTAAGATAGAGTGGGATGATATAAGCATTGAGACTTTGCTTGAGGCTAATGATATACAGTCACAATGGAAGTGGAACATACCTACACTTAAACGTAGGACAGAAGGTATTAGCGCAGGACACTTAGTTGTTGTAGGTGCTAGACCCAACACAGGTAAGACTAGCTTTCACGCTAGTACAATAGCTGCACCTGATGGCTTTGCACAGCAGGGTGCTAAGTGTATGATACTATGTAATGAAGAAAGCTATGAACGTGTAGGTGCAAGATACCTCAGTGCTGCTACGAGTATGAGCATGGATGAAGTCAAGACTAACATGGCAGTGGCTGCACTACGCTACGATCCAGTAAGTAAAAACATCTTTATCAAAGACAGCACAGGTAAAGACATGGCATGGGTTGAGGCTATTATCAAAGCTTACGAACCTGACATTGTAGTGCTTGATATGGGTGACAAGTTTGCTAACAAGACAACAGATAAGTCAGACGTATATCTAAAGGAAGCTGCGATACACGCACGTAACATAGCCAAGCAATACAAGTGTGCAATCATATGGATGTCACAGTTGAGTGCAGCAGCAGAAGGTTTGGTACATCCTGATCAGTCAATGCTTGAGGGTAGCCGTACTGGTAAAGCAGCAGAGGCTGACTTGATGATACTCATATCAAAGAACAGAGTGGTTGAGGGGCAAGATGAAGAAGAAAGTAATCAACGACATCTTTGTATAGCCAAGAATAAACTCAAGGGTGGGTGGCATGGTAGTATTCATTGTGAGTTAGATGGAGACAGGAGCCAGTATTTACCATGAGACTTGTACTTGATGTAGAAAACACAATCACTAAACGAGATGGCAAGAACATACTTGATCCGTTTGAACCAGGATTAGAACTCGTTCAAGTAGGTGTGCAGAACGTAGATAACGTAGACGAGACACACTTATTCACACTTAATCACAATGAAGATCAAGACGTAGGTGGATCAAGAGTCAGGAACATACAGATCCTATTAGATAATACAACGCTGTTGATTATGCACAATGCACAGCATGACTTGATGTGGCTGTGGGAATCAGGCTTCAAGTATGGCGGTGACATCTATGACACGATGTTAGCTGAATATCTATTGCAACGTGGGCAGAAAGAACCTATAAGTTTGGAAGCCTGTGCTGAACGAAGACAATTGAATTACCAGAAGCAAGACACTCTCAAAGAGTATTACAAGAAAGGATACAACACCAATGAGATACCTTTACAAGAGCTTCTTTTTTATCTTAGGAGTGACCTCAACATTACTCGTGAGTTGTACCTTGCCTTGGAACAAGACTACGCCAAGCCAGAAGCAGAGTCCTTACATAACGTCAGAGACATTACCTTCCGTACCTGTAAAGCCCTCACCAGAATGTATATGTCAGGAATCCGTGTGGACAGAAGTGCCCTTCAGCAAGTCCGACTAGAGTTTGAGAAAGAGAAAGCTGAGATAGAAGATAGGCTACAGCGCAAGACTCGTGATCTTATGGGTGACACACCTATCAACCTTAACAGTCCTGAGCAAGCATCTCAAGTTATATTCAGTAGACGTATACACAACAAGAAAGAATGGGCTGACTTGTTTGACTATACTGAAACAAAGAAGGAGTTTGAAGAAGCAATAGAAGCAAACAGTTCTATCATTAGAAAGACTAAAGCATCTACTTGTACTAGCTGTAATGGCGGTGGTAGAGTTTGGAGGACGAGAAAAGATGGCACACTGTACAAGATACCAAACATATGTAAGAAGTGTGAGGGTAGAGGCTACCTTCTAACACAAACAAAACAAATAGCAGGGCTGTGTTTCTCTGCACCAAGCAAAAAATGGATAAGCGCAAATGGTTTCAGTACTAGTAAGGGCAATCTTGAAAGCCTTATGGCTACCGCTACAAGTAAGCGCATGGATTCTGCTCTTGGTTTTCTTACTGATCTTAAGCGCCTCTCTGCTATTAGTAGTTACCTTAGTAGCTTCGTGGATGGTATCAATATATTCACCAAGCCAAACGGATTCCTTCACGTTAACCTTACCCAAAGTGTTACCAGTACAGGTAGATTTTCTGGACGAAATCCCAACATGCAAAACATGCCAAGAGGAGGAACATTCCCAGTGAAGCGTGTGTTCATATCACGATGGGAGGGTGGACAGATAATGGAATGTGACTTTGCTCAATTGGAGTTCAGAGTTGCTGCATTCCTCTCACAGGACAGCACAGCCATGCAGGAGATAGATACAGGGTTTGATGTGCACTCCTACACAGCAAAGGTTATCAGTGATGCAGGG